ATGTAGCTAGACCACTGTCAACTGTGATTTCAACTGCGCCTGCATCACTGATGCGAACAGTCTTATCACCGGGTAGATCCATGATAGCTTGGAATACTTTAACTGGCCACTTGTGCGGCTTAGCCAATGTACCTGAGACACCTGAATGAAACACAAAGTTACCTGAGTGAGTTGATGGGTCACCAAAGTATACCTTCAAGTCACCGTTTTCTGTCTTAGTAGCAAAGTTTTGTTCTTCGCTGTTCGCACTAGCTTGCTTCTTTAGTCGCTGAATACCTGCAATAGTAGGACTAAACTCAACGTTCCAAGATGCACCTTTAAATGTAACTGTCTTGACCTTTTCATCAACGATAGTCTTAGCCATCAAGCGATAATCGTTAATGAAGTCTCCGCTTTTTGTTTCAAAGTGAATTGCGCTAGGAACATCAACCCCATCACGTTGACTTTTAGTAACATTGATCTTAGACGCAGAATCATAATCATCAAAGCCCAAGATAGTTTTTAGTTTGCTCAAGTTAGGCATACCGAAGGTGCCAATAAACTCTGCGATAGGTGATTTAGTAGTACCACTAACTACGACACTCTTGTCTTCTGCGATAGCGTTGATTTGTGTCTCTTTGTCTGTACCTGTGATTTTAATCAAATCAATAACACCTAGACCATGTGTGTATTGAATCAAGTCTTGTAAATTATCTTTCATGTTTTTCCTTTGTATAATAACTATTTAGGTAGTTGTTCTTACTATTATAGCGGGATATAATGCGTAAGTCAACTACCAGTTTAACCGAATGTGAATAAATCATCAAACGTTGAATTGGTATCTGTGTTAGAACGAATGTCCCAATCTAACACACCCAATAAGTTGTCAATCTTTTCGTCAACTAATGTCTTTTCCATTTCTTTATCATCAAATGGTAACTCACAGAACCAATGAGGTAATCTAAGTTCATCAGTTGGGTAGGCAACACTAGTGAATCCTAATGGATTAGGTTTAAGCTTGCAAACAATAACCTTCATACCATCTACGATTTTTTGACTATACTGGTCACCGTTGACTCTACGTAAGTAGTTGTAGTTCAATGCCGCACGAACGTGCCCAGGCATGTTGGCACGACCAGTTAAACTCTTTGCCTCTAGTTCACCATAGCTTGTGAGTTTGTTCACACCTTTAGGTGACCCCTTAGTCCAACTATCCTGTGCTGATAATACACGCTTGAATTCTTTCACTTTCTCAATGACTTCTTCACGCTGTTTACCCTGTTGAATAACCATCTGCAATACGTCCATCAAAAACTCTTGCACATACTTAGGTGTATCTGCACGTTTCAAGTCAAGACCCATAGCTTTAATGTCACCTAGTTTACCGTCTTTGTCTTTACGTTTGCCTTCTTTATCAAAGATGTTGATAGCATAACGCTTCTTAGTGATAAAGATACTACGATCACCGATAAGTTCACGACCAGCTTTGATAATCTCACCGTTCTTACGAGGTGCATGAAATGCTTTTTCCATGAATGCTGGGAAGCTACTGTTTGCTTCATCTGCAATTGAATCATATAATCCAATACACAATTCTTTATCCCACGCTAATTCACCAGATTCAATCTGAGGCTTCAATGTTTTGTACGCGGAGAAATAGCACGAGTCAGTATCACCATATACAATAGCTTCACCTTCATGTGAATATTCACCTGCAACAGTTTGATTGATTTGGCTCATCATGTGCTTAACAATTTGACGTCCACTCAATGTAACACTTTGACCGATACGCTTATCATAGAAACGACAGTGTTCGTTCAACAATGCACCGTAAGCAGAGTTCAATAAAATCTTACGAACTAATTGACGCTTATCCCAATACTCTTTATCACTATCAGTTGTAGCTTCTTTTAGTTTCTTCTGCATCGTCTTACGATCCGAGTACCAACGAGTCAACAAGCCGGGAATAACACCCTCTTTCTCATACGTAAAGATTGTACCATTCGCTGATAACATATATGGCTTATGACTATCAAAAATCATCTTCCATATCTCTGCCGCACTCATTTGTTCACTACGACCATCTTCAAAATCAACAGTTAATATAGTGCCTCGTTCTTGGCTCATAATTGCTGTGTACTCTAATGCACCAAACAATCCTTCCCACAAGATAGCACCTTCAACTGCATCGTCCCCATCCTTGTAACGTTTCTTCTCCATTGCAAGTTTGAGACCCTTCTCTTTCATGTACTGGTCAGTGAGTGTTTGTCTGACTTGGGCAACAATTGTTTCTGGGGCCATGTTAAGGGCACGAATAACCGAGGGATAGAGCGAGTTAATGTCAACTGCCCCGACATATTCGTGCATTCCTCTTTTCGGCGTAGCAACAAAGGCACCTGCTGCCTGCTGGATTTCTTCTTCATTTTCAACCTTTCGTTTTTTATCTGGAACAACTAATCCTCGCTCGTGCGATTCATTCATAATAGCCATTTCAATCATAGCTACTGAACCCATAACTGTTGGAAGCAGTACAGTGTTCTCGTGTGCTAGTTGATTAGCTAATTCTAAAAACTTAAGCTTGTTGTGGATCTTAACCAACAACATCGTATCTTGCCTATTGTATTCAATAAACTTTTTAAAGTCTTTGTTATACAATTGGTCAAGCGTACCTTCATATTGTGTTTTGTTTTCACCGACTTCCATCTCACCGATAGAGTCAAGTTTGTAACTGTGGCGTGATTCATAGTTATACTTCTTGTACAACTGTAAATAGTCCATATGAATACGACCTACTAAATCGTATGTCATTTCGGATTTACCAAATCTTTCATACTCACGTGGCTTGGGAAGTTGACCCATCAAGCAAAACTTGCGTGTGTCATCTTTACTCATTACCCGTGTAACACGATTGACCATATAAGGAATATCATATCCCTCTGAGTTCCAACCAGTCAATACATCAGCATCTTCAATGAGTTGAAAGAACACATCAAACATGTCCTTTTCGTTATCAAACAACATAGTGTTCTCAAACTCTCCAATGATTTCCATTGCAGTCTCTTTAGTCATATGCTTAGGGGCAATGACAAGAGTAACACATTGATCTAACCAATCTAAGTAGCAACTGATAGCTGTAACAGGATTGAATGGGTCAGCCGTAGGACTGAACCCTTTCTCAGGATCAAAGTCTACTTCAATGTCAAAGAAACAAGTGTGAAGTTTAGGTGCATCCACACCTAAATAGTTTTCACTTAGACAACGAAACACAACGTTAACATCACTCTCAAACAATTTCTTGCCCGAATGAATGCGTTTTTCTTTTTCAAACTCTGTGCGTTTTCGTGTACTGAAACGACTGACTGGATCTCCGTAGATACTACGCTGTTTACCCTTAGGGTCGGCGTAATAGAATACGTAGTTTGTAGGGAATTCTTTATATTGACGTTTACCGTTAGTATCACGTTCTACAACGTAGATGCGATCCTCATCCCTGCTGTGAATAGCGTCAACGTAGCTCAAAGTGTTTTGCCCACAGTTTCCAAGATAGTGTTAAGTTCATCGTGGTCTTTGTTAGTCTGACCGAGACTTGCTTTATGAGCAATCTTAATTGCTTTCTTTAGTGTAGAAGCTTTGATTTCCAATTCTTCCGCAACTGCTTTAACAGTGTCGTTCAATCCACCATTCAATGTATCAATCTCATGTAGTACAGTCATGCCCTCATTGATAAGTTGTGTTAGTTTGATTTTTGCTTCACCGTTAAAGGTTCTGTTATAGTCTGACATAGGTTCTCCTTAAATATCTAGTTAGTATAACAGAATGTGTAGAGAAGTCAACTATTTTAGGTAACATGATTTGTACGCTAAATATTTGCATGAATATAATCTTTTGGAATGGTGGAGTTGACTGGGGTGTATCTAGGACCGTCGGTCCTTATAAAGTAGCATATTGGCTACGCAAACATAATTACACAACCCAAGTCATTGACTTCATTGACTTTTTACCCGGGCCCATTGTTGAGAGAATGACCAGAAAGTTTCTTACTAAGGATACTAAAGTATTGGCAATCTCAACTACATTTTTAGCATTGAAGGTGCATACGCATGCCAATGGTCAAAAATATTGGATATCTGAAGATAACCTAAATATTTTAAAACGTATCAAACAAGAGTACCCTGATATAAAAATCGTGTTAGGTGGATATAAATCTGAGAAGCTTGCGGGTTTAGGTATAATTGATGCGACAGTTATGTCGTATACTACTGCATCAGAAGAAATATTTTTAGAGTACATGGATCACATCACTAAAGGATCCGAGCCACCAGAATCAGTTGAGTGTTATTGGGACCCTAACAAGAGACCAATATATAACAAAGCTAGAAATCCAGTATACAATATTGAGATAGACGATTTTAAATGGACAAAGCAAGATGGTATTTTGCCCGGAGAGCCCTTACCCCTTGATATAAGTAGAGGGTGTATTTTTGCGTGTAGATTCTGTCAGTACCCTCATTTGGGTAAAAAGAAATTAGACTATATTCGTGGTATGGACTTCTTGAAGGAAGAAATTCTATATAACTACGAGAACTTTGGAACCACTTCATATTATATTATTGATGACACATTCAATGATACTGAAACAAAAATGAAGGCGTTCTATGATATGACACAGACTCTTCCTTTTAAAATAACGTATGCTAGTTATATTCGTGCTGACTTAGTACATCGTTTTCCAGACACTGCATATTATCTTAAAGAGTCAGGTTTATACGGTGCTTTCTTTGGTCTAGAATCACTGCATGATGAAGCTAGTAAAACAGTTGGTAAAGCATGGAGTGGCAAAACTGCTAGAGAATTTATACCCGAGTTATATCATAACATCTGGGAACACCACGTACCAATACATACTAACTTCATTGTGGGGATAACAGGAGAAACTGTTGAAAGTATTGATAGTACTGCTGATTGGTTTATACAGAATGACCTACACAGTATAACA